AAAAAATAAGCCCTTGAAAACCTAATGTTTCCAAGGGCTCCGGTCGGGCTGACAGGATTTGAACCTGCGACATTCTGTCATATCTGGTGGTTTTTAGGTTTGGTTTGACAGAATGTTTGGAGATTGGGAAACGTTGGTATTTCAACGCTTTTACCATCCTGTAAGTTGTGACTGGTTATGACTGTATGGAACGCAACGTGACGGTCTTTGTATGCGGTTTGTATGCGGAATGAGGAAAAAGCCCCTCCCCCAGCAATGCTGAGAGAGGGGCGACTCGTACTCAATGTACGAGTAGGTCATAGTATTCTTACACTTCTCCAACATGATGTTAGAGAAATGAAAGGTTTCTACTCGGAATACTGGGCCTTCAACTCGCTGACGCCGATCAACGCGCCAACCAGCACGGCCAGAGCATTCAACGTGGTCACGATCTGGTCAACGCATGGAAGGTTCCATGCGGGGCCGACCACATGCACGAACACGGCCAAAGCGGGCAACGCGATCAACGCGACCCATTTCAACGCCTTGTACGCCTTGTCCGGCAGCAGGTAGCCATTGGTATTGGATTCGTCCATTCCACACCTCCTTAAAATTCGAGGCCGGTCAGTGCAAGACCTGACCGGGATAAATCGTGTACGGGGCACGCAACCCGTTGCGTTGGGCCGCGGCCGGCCAGCTGGAACCGTAGATCTTCCACAGGCTCTCGCCCGCGGTGACCACGTGCGAGGTGGTTACGACATGGGCACCGACGCTGGAAGCGACCGAACCGCCGTAGCAGACTTGCTGCCCGGGCCAGATGCGGTTGATGTTGCCGCTGGGCACGCTCCACGCGCTGGCCGGCGTGCGGCCGGTACGGCTGGCGATCGCGCCCATGGTGTCGCCGCTGGACACAACGACGCAATACGAGCCGGCATTGCCAGATGGCGTCGTGACGCCACTGCCGGACAGTCGCCGGTTAACTATGTCCATGACCGCCGCATAGTTGGATCCGAGCGCCTGTCGTCGTGCGGGATCGTTGCCGAAGTCGCCGCGGATGGTGCGCGTGGCCAGGGCATTCAGATCGACCGTCGGAGCTGTCGTGGGCTGTGGCGTCGGCTTGACGTTCGGCAGGCTCGCCGTGCCCTTGTCGTCGGGGTTCGCGTACTTGCGCCAAGCCGCACGGTCGCCGCGGAACCTGTTCAGGTCGAGGCGCCCGGACCAGCCGCTGAGACTGCCGTTGCTCGTGTACTGACGCATGACCTCGCCGCGTGCGCCGAGGTTCCACGGTGCGGTCTGGTATCCGGTGACCATGTTCGTGGCGTACTGTGCGATCCAGATGCCGCAGTTCAGCTCGGTCTCCATGCCGGCGACCTGCCAGTACCCGGAGTCCATCGTGTAGATGATGGGGTTCACCCCGGTCAGGCGTTTGACCTCGCGCGCCCAGCGGCGCGGCCACTGCTTGTCGCCCCAGGCCGTGTTGTCCTGCGCCTCCCAGTCGAGGATCAGGACGCTCTTGTGCACGTATCCGCGCACGTTATCGACGAAGAACCGGGCCTCAGCCTTCGGGTTGTCGCCGCGCGCGTAATGGTAGACGCCCGTCTCCTTGCCGCTGTTGATGGCACCGGCGAGCTGACGGTTAGCGTCGGTGTTAACGCCGTTGGACAGGCATCCGCCGTACACGCCGCCGGAACCCCACGTGGTGCCGACGATGACGAAATCGGCCGGCACGCTCGCGGTGTCGATGCCGCACTGCCAGTTCGAAATGTCGTATCCGTCCATGTCGGCCATCGCCGCCGGGGCGAACGCCATGGAGGCTGCGACGGCGAGCGCGGTCAGCGGCGTGCGCCAGCGTCGGCGGGGTTTCATGTGCTTCGGTTTGCCTTTGTTGAGGATACTCAAATTCCTCTCCTTCCTGCCCCAAGTCAGGGGCAAATAGAAAGGCCACCCCGTGGGGGGTGGCCTTGGTTTTGAAAAAATCGATGTCAGCGCATGTGCGCGCCGTGATTGAACATGAGGATGAGCGCAAGCAATACCAGGTACGCTACGATTGCGATCATGAGACGTGTCATTGCTGGTCCTCCTGTATGTGCGCGTCGAGGATGTCGTTGCGCATTTCCGTGCCGACGCCATTGCCTCCCAGACCGCTGTAGGCGCGGTATATGCGTTCAGCGGTCCGTTTCGCCTCGACGGTGCATACGCCGCCGTTGTCCACCATCTGCCGATGCAACAGTTCAAGCTTGCAGAACAGCAGCTCCTTCACGCCCTCGTACAGCGGGTCGCGCCTGTTGTCGATTTTGTCGAGCACCCACGGCACGAAAGCCCCGAAACCACCGGAACCGATGATGGCGACGACAATCGTGATGAGATATTCCTCATTCATCCTTTCGATTCCTCCCATGGATTGACGCATCGGTCAGACCGCGCCGAAACCAACACGTCAACGGCTTGCCTTTGTTGAGGATGCTCAAATTCCTCTCCTTTCTATATAAAAAAGCCACCCGTTTGGGTGGCTTTTGTGGTTGGTGAAAAATATCAGTAGGGACGGTCGGTGGCGGCGAACACGAGCGGCAATCCGGCATTCTGCAGCAGGGTCACGAGTGAACGGTCATCGAAACCACACAGGCGGGTCAGCACCGTCACGCCCGCATAAAACCGTACAGTCAAATTATTATTGTCGCTGATGAGATACGAGCCGTCCTTTAGCTGCCACACGACGTTCACCAGTCCATCAGGCTTTGGTCTTGGCGGATTCAGCCAGCAGCCCTGCTCCACGTCGCCGGTGACGGTTATCTCACACCCCTCGTCGGTGGTCTTCGACGAGGCGGTCATGCCAGCAGGAGCCCACGGGGTGACCGCCTCACGGTCCTTCATGGTCGGCGGATTGTAAAGATTCCTGATTCTCATGCCGCCACCCCCAATCCGCTTAGTAGGGTGCGGTGTCGGCGGTGAAGAAGCCCGGAAGCCCCCCCCCCACGACGTAAATGTCGTATGCGGGTTTCGATTCAATGGCGATATCACGGCAGGTGGTCTTGTCCTGCACCTGCACCAGCATGCTCGTGGTCTTGTCCAAATGGAATTCCGCCTCATTCAGCGTCTCGCCTAATGTGGCGGAACAGTTCCAGTCGGTGTCGCCCACGAAGAGTATGCCGCCCGTCTTGCTGACATGCCAGTCACCCTTCGGGAGCATGCCGAACCGGCGCACCGTATCCGTCAGCACAGGGTTCGAATAGGCGAGTTTCCGTCTCATTCCAATTCCTTTCCGGTCAATAGTGTCCAGCTGTCTATGGTTTTCCGCCAGATTTCGCGTGGCCTGTCCACGAGGAAGAACATCGAATTGGCGTCCGCGGCGGCCGTACCGTACGCGCCGGTGTAATATCGCAGGCCATTGTGGAGTTTTTCGGTGCGCACCCACAGGTCGCCGACCACTCCGTCCGGCTGGTCGGCCTGAAGGTATACGTGCTTGGTGACAGTGGTGCCACCGGCTTTGATGGTGACTTCCGCTGGATGGTAGCAGTCCGATTTGAGCGCGGCCAATAGCGTGGTCGTATTGCTCACCCACGTCAGGGTCTGGCCGGCCAACGTGGCAACCGTGGTGTCCCGTGACGCCATGGACGCGTCCACGTCCGACGTGTGCCCGTCCAGGTACGCGGCCACCGGTTTGAGCCTGATGGTCGGCTGGTCGGGAATCTCATACGGGCCGGCCACGACGAAGTCCACGGGTTCCATCCACAGGTCCGTCCGCATCGTGGCCGCGGGGAACCATTTGCGTAATTGCTCAAGGGTCTTTGCGGCTTCGCTGGCGGCGGCCGAAGCGGTATCGGCATGTTCCGCGCTGACCGTCTCAGACGTTTTCGCCGCGGTCTCGCTGGCCTTGGCCTTATCGGCCGATGTGGCCGCATCATGCGCTTTGCCGGTGGCCGTGCTGGCGGAGGTATTGGCTGATTGGGCGGCCGTCTCCGCGTTGGCCGCGCTGGCATTGGCCGCGGCCTCGCTGTCTTTTGCCTTCGCCGCCGAATCGGATGCCGCCGTCGCCGACCGTGCCGCCGCGCTCTCGGATGCCGATGCCGCCGACTTGGATTGTCCGGCGCTCTCGGCCGACTTCGCGGAGGCGGATTCGCTCGCCTGCGCCGCAGTGGCGGATCGCCCCGCCGCCTGGGCCTTGTCGGCGGCCGTCCGCATGGCGTCTTCGGCGGCCTGCCTTGCCGCCTCGGCCCTGGCCTGCGCGTCGATCGCGGCGTCGGCCTTGCCGCCCGCTGTCTTGGCCGCGGTGTCGGCGGTAGCCGCGTCACGCCCGACCTGTGCGGCTGTCTCCGTGATCCGCGCCGCAATGGTCTTGGCCTCGCCGATCAGCCCCTGCGCCGTGGTCTCGGCTTCGTGCGCGAGACTGGCGCTGGACGCCGCCGCCGTCTGCGATGCGAGTGCCCTCACGGCCGCATCCGCCGCCTTCGCACTCTCCTGCCCCGCCACTCCTTCGCTGGCCTTCGCCGCCTGCGCGGACCGTTCGTCGCGGGCCACCTTGTCGTCGATCGAATCGATCTGATCCAGAGCGGACTGGGCGGCTCGGGTCACGGTCTCCCACGCGGCCACCGTCTCCGAGCTCGGATCGAGCGTGGCGGGATCCACATCCGCCAGCCCTGAGTACTCCGCCGACTCCTTGTCGGGCACCTCGACGTATCGCACGATTCCGCCCGCCACCAGCTCGCTCACCCTCCACACCCACTGGGTGGTCGAGGGCATCACCTCCGCGGTGGCCTCGCCTTTGTCGAGCTTGACGGTCTGCGCGACCGGCAGGCGGATCGCGTCACGCACCGTCACGCGTCTTGTGGGCACGAGGCTCACGCTGCCGTCCAGACCGCACCCCTCGGCGTCGGTCAGGTGGAAATGCACCAATGTCATGAGTACTCCTTCCTTAATTCCGTGCTTGACAAGAGATCAAGCGGCGACATCGGCTCCCCCATGGGTCAAGCCTCTTCGACTGCCGTCCCTGAACCATCCGGTTGGAATCACGCGCACGGTGGCGTTGGACAGGTCGACGATGCCGCCTGCACTGGGTTTGCCGAAGTCGAAATTGATCTTGTCATCCGTGTCCTCCTTTAGAACAGTGGTTTGAAAAACGGGTGGAAAACCCACAGGTCGGAACGTTTCGCCGGAACGATGCCGACTGTGGGTTTTCACAAGGTGAAAGGTAAGAAGAATGCTGTTGGGAACGTTCGTGGATGATGTCTGGTGGCCGTCCTGCGCGAGGCTCCGTGAATGTACAAGAGTGGGCTACGAATCGGCCTACCGTTGTCATATCCAGTCGAAGTGGGGTGGTGTCGATATGGAGTCGATCACTGCATCAGATATCGAGGAATGGCTAGGCTCGTTCAAGCGGGCTGGCGCCGCACGGAAGGCTTGGGCCGTTCTGCGGGCGATACTGAGGCTCGCCTACCGGCGTGGCGTCACGGACAATGACGTGACCAGAAGGGAGATCCGTTTGCCGCATCTCCGCCGTTACGAGCCGCGGGTATTGGACGCACGCCAGGTGCGCCGCCTGCTGAAAGGCTTCTATGGCCACGCGTTGGAGGCGTGGCTGCTGGTCTCCGTATGCGCCGGATTGAGACGATGCGAGTCCGTCGGCATCGAATGGTCCGATCTGGACTTGAAGCGAGGCACGGTCACCGTCAAACGTTCCGTGCAATGGGTCGCCGGCCATGAGACGGTCACCGACCCGAAAACCGACCAGAGCAGACGAACCGTGGCACTTCCCCGATTCGCAGTCAAAAGGCTCGCGCAGTTGAAACACGGCAGGAGCGGACGGCTGGTAGGAGACCTGAACGCTAACCAGGTCGCCTCACACTACATGGCATGGTGCCGGCGGATGAAACTCCCCTGCGTGCCGCCACGCAACCTGCGCCACACCTTCGGAACACTGGCGATTGCCGCCGGCGCCGACATCTCAGTGGTCGCACGCCAGCTCGGACACAGCGACATCAAGACCACGGCCCGCTACTATCTGCGCCCGGATCTGTCGGTGCTGAAGAGTCTGCAGCGGGCATGGGAGCGGCTCATTATCGGGGTCGCATAGCTTTCCGTAGCCCTCACTGCTACCTTTAAGTTTCAGGACACAGGATCGTTTGTTGGCGCCCTATATGGTGGATCCAACACGATTACCGTCAAGGGCAACATGCTGTATGTCGATTTGAGCTCTTTCAAATCAACCGTCGAAATCTCGAACTACCGTGTCTGGTTATATCAGTCAGGGATACGTCCATCGGCCACAATTGGACTGGGATGTGTTGGATCAAGTCTTGCGGATCCGCGCTACAACAAGCAAGCGAATTGGAATCCGGATGGCAGTATTACGTTACTTGGCGGAATTGGCAGGGAGAACATTCTGATGCAGCGTTTTTCCATGCCGATTCCTAGTGGAGTGACGTTCTCCTAGACAAGTGGCACCGTGATACAGCCTTCGACCCATCCCCCGTTTGCGCTTACTGTCATCTTTCCCGAGGAACGCAAGGCGATGGTGTGCTGCGCCACCTGCACTTCGACGCCATGCAATCCGATGCTCGAATTGGATACTGCGGCGCAATGCACCTCGAAAGCCGCCTCCAAACCGGCTGGGAGTGTGAAAAGCGGGGATGTCTCCCATTCTTTCGCCGCATTCCAGTCGCTACCGACTCGGATTGCGTGGAATGCGACGATCAACAGCTTGCCTACCAGCGCGGTACGGTAATTCACGTTCCAATTCTGGTTCGATCTGGTGAGGGTTACGGAAAGCTATTCAGGCGAGAATGTAGGTCATCGTCCCGTAGAACGTGCCGCTGTTCTGCACCGCGCCACAATTGGCATAACGGAAATTGCCATTCGTTTCCAGAATGAAATCACGCTGGCTGCCACCATCACGCCCCGACCACGTACCATGCGTGACGACCGCAGGCCTCCAACCCTTCGGAATTGTACCGAACTGTCCACTGCCCCACGAGTCAGTGCTCGCGCTTTTCCAGTTGATGCTAATCTGCGCGATCTTGCCAGACTTCACGCCGGTCACGGTGCCATACTGCGATTTAATCAAAGTCTGGGTTACGGAATGCTATTTCACCGACCAGCAGCCGCAGATGCGGAAATAGTATCCACGGTTCATGCTGCCGTTGATCGTGACCTTGCCGTCAGAGTCAAAGTACAAGGCTCCATGCTGCCCGTTCACGCCTTCCAGCAGTATCGTGCCTTCATCCTCCGGCAGGAAACCGGCGACCATCGTCTCATTCACGATCTGGCCGTTGGTATTGATGTCGGAGGAGAAGGACGTGTTGCCAAAAGCGAACGCCATCCTGCCGACTTTGGCGAGACGCACCGTCATGCCGTAAGGCCCATGCCAGATCTGCCGTTCAAGGGTTACGGAAAGCTAGAAATCATGGGATTGGGAAACAAAGCGTGCCGACGCAATCCTGATTGCTGCCAACGTTTCCCATGTTCGCCACTCGGATAGTTCCATCAGCTCTGGCCGTGAGGCTTCGCGCCGTTTGCCCATTTGATACAAGGCAGACAGTCGACAAGTCAACGATGGGACGATACCAGGACGCGAGCTTTACCGGACATTCAACAGCATCCCAACTGCCCGAACCGATTTTCCCACTGAACTTGATCAAAATCATCCTGCCGTTACGCATGATGATCCAATTGGAATCCTGGTACAGGGTTACGGAAAACTATCCTCATGGGATCGGATAGCAGAGCGAGCCGACGCAACCCTGATTGCTGCCAGCGGCTCCCATGTTCGCGCATCGGATGGTTCCGTTCGGGTTGACGACAAGCATTCTCGCCGTCTGCCCGTTCGACACGCACACCATCGCATTGACCTCGATAGGCGGGCGCAGTTCGGCGGGCAACACGTATTCGCATTGCACTGAATCCCAACTGCCACTACCGATATTGCCGGAATACTTGACGAGCATCATCATGCCGGTGCGGACGACCGCGAAGCCCTTCGCGTTATACAGGGTTACGGAAAACTACTGCTTCGCGTCGAAGACGTGGACAGTCACGGCGATGCGATAGCTCAGCGATGTGCCGCTGGCGTTCCATGCGACAATCTGAAATCCTTTTGCCGAATGACTGTTCGTAATCATCGAGATGTTGTTGAACGACGGCACTTTGTTTTTAGCGTCATTCATCAACTGTAATTCGACGGAGTATGAATCCCAGTTTGCCGCTTCGATCGGCAGCTTGATGTCTATTGACGTGTTCGTGTTCGGCTTGAAGATCATGGACGCGACGCGGTAGGCGTCATAGCCTCTAGGCCGCGCGACCACGACCCATTCACCCGACTGGGTTACGGAATCCCACAGCTTCGACATGGGAGGCAGCTGTTTGATGAGCATGACCGGCGTGCCGGGCGTGATCCCGCTGATCGGGATGCGGGCGATCGGGATCCACACCGTGCCGGAGGCCGAGTGGATGCTGCCCGACGGGACGGTCGGATCGGCGGCCGTTCCGGTGTTTGGCGTGCCTTTGAGTACGGCGATGGCAGCGGTCTCGATGTTCTGACCGTTCCGTGTGTATTTGAGGCAGACGAGGTCGTTGCGGTTCCGGCCGCTCACGCCGCTTTCGATGGTCGCGGTCTCGGCCTCGGTGACGCGCGCGTATCGTCCTTCGACCACGAGGTTGAGGACGGGGATCAGCGCGTGATTCGCATCCTGCATGGTCACCGTAGGGAAAGTGCCGTCGCTGCCCTGCAGCAGGTAGCTTCCGTTGCCGATGATTCCGGCTTGCATGGCGCCCATGTCGCCGCTGGTGATGTGCGGTGTGCCGCCCTTGCCTGTGATGAGCGTGGTGGTCATGTCAGTCCTTTCCCTCGGTAAGCCATGCCGTGTAGGCCGCGTCCTGCGTGGCGGCGAGTTTCTTGAATTCCTGCTGGCATGAGGTGCATGCCAGCGCCTCCTGCGTCACTCCGTCCGCGGTGGTGTGTTTGATCTGGTGCCAGTCGCTCGACGTGCGCGGATCTCCGTCGGTGAGGTATGCGCTGTCGTGGCAGCGGTCGCATGTGTATTTGGTGATGTTCGTGGTTTTTGCCATGATGTTCCTTTCAGGCGAGTCTTTGCCAGACGTGTCCGCCGATGATGGTGTGGATTTCCTTCCATGTGCCGCCATGGTCGTTGGGGTCTCCGGCGACGCACCAGTAGAGCGAGCCGATTGGGTGTGCGGCGAGGAAGGATGCCGCTGTCGCGCTGGATTGTGCGGTGATGGTGCCGTCCTGGCCGATGGTGATGGTCTTGCCATCGGGTTTGACGCCGCCGAGGGTGGCGGTGGATGCCACTGGCAGCGTGTACTTGTTCGCGCCGGACTGGATGCCGTCGAGCTTCTTCTTGTCTGCGGCGGCCATGAGCCCGTCCGCCGATGATGTGGCCTGTGCGACGGTGATGGCAGCCGTCTCGTCGGTGCGGGTCACTGTGACGGGAGCCGATGCAGTGATGTCCAAGATTCGCGCCTGCGCCGCGGCCAACGCGTTCTGCGCCGTGGTGGTGGCCGTGTCGGCTTTTACGCCGGCCTGTTTGGCGAGGTCTCTGGCGCCTCCGATTTCGGCCGCGGCGTCGCTTGCGGCCTTGTTGGCTTCGGTGGCGGTTTTGCGGACCGTTTCGAGGTCGGCGGCGGTCACATCGGCGCTGAACGTCCAGTTGGAGAGGGTGAGGCCGCTGCCGGCGTAGTAGGCGTGGCCGTCTCCGGAGCTTGATCCACCGCCGCCGGTCTCGCCGGTCGATTCCGTGGATGCGGTGGTCGCATCGTAGGTTACGGTCGGGATGCCGTCTTCGATTTTGATGATTTTTTTGGTGATTTCGGCGGTGACCTTGATGCCGGTGGTGTTGTCGCGGCCGGTCACGGTGTCGCCCACGTCGAGGTCGATGCCGTCGGATTCCACATCCACGTCGATGCTGCCTGTATCTCGCAGCTCCTGGAGCTTTGTCTTGCCTTTGGTCTCGAGTTCGGCGGCGTCGGCGTTGCTGAGCTCGTAGACGCTTGTGCGCTCGTCCGCGCCTTTGATGGTCTGCGTGTGGCTGAGCGTGCCTTTCTGGTCGGCGTACCAGTGGACGACGATCCTGTCCTTGAGGTCGCCCTTGCCGAGGCAGATCAGGTGGTTGACCGGATGCGAGGCGAGGGTCGCGTCGAAGTCGATGAGGTCGGAGTCGATGAGGTCGCCGGCGGCCGTGATCGGCGGCGCGTCGACTGTCACGCCGTTCTGCGCTGCGGTGATGCGCAGCCGCAGTCCTGATGCGCGCAGCATCTTGGACAGGCCGCTCCACGCGTCGCAGTACCGGTCGAACTGCCAGTTTGCGGTTTTGGATGTGCCTTCCGTGACGGTGAGGATGTCCTGCAGTCCGATACGGGAGATGACGGTGCGCAGGAGCGTGCCGATCGTGCCGCTCATGGTCAGGTAGTCCTTGCCCTTGTCGGGTTCGAGGATCTTCGAGGCGAGCAGGCCGTGCCAGTCGCGACCGTGGTAGGTGAGCTCGCCCTCGCCGCCGGTGACGCTGGTCTTCACGTCGTCGACGATGCCGCCCCAGCCGGTGCCGTCGACCCACCATCGGCAGCCTGGTTTCAGGCATGCCGGGCATTGGAGGTCGAAGTCGTTCTCCCCCGACCCGTATGCCAGGTCGAGCGTCCATGAGGCGTACGAGCCGGACGGCGTGCCGTTCGTGTCGGTGACGATCAGGTCCATGGCGGTTCGCTCCTCTCTTCGATGGCGGTCAGGTCGAATTTGAATCCGCCAGCCCAGCTGATCGTGCTCATGCCGGGCGGCAGCGGTTCAAAGATGTAGGTTCCGGATCCGCGTCCGGTGCCTCGCACGGCTTTGCCGAAGAGGTTGGTGCGCAGGCCGGTGTCCGAGATCATCGTGACGGTTCTGCTATCGGAGGCCGCGTCGATTTCAAGTCTGCTGCCAGCCGGTATGGTCGCGTCGACCTCGTACCGGTTCGTGCCGATGATGATGTACGGGTTGACGCACGGGCCGAAGATCGTGAGCTTCACCGGCTGCGGCATGCCGGTCGCGTTGGTCACGGTGTCGAGGATGCTCATGCCGGCGTAGTCGTGCGGGTAGTCGTACGGGTAGTCGAGGTCGCCGCCGGCCTTGTCGGCTCGCGGATCGTGGTGTTCGGTGGTCCCGCGCCGCCACACGCCGTCTGCAAGCACGATGGTCAGCTGCGTCTCGACCATCGTGGGCGTGATGGACTGCGGCTCGCTCTTCGCGATCCACGCCCTGGTCTCCCATTCGCCGTCGGCCACGAGGGTGCCTGGCGTGCCGGCGGCCATGTCGGCGTCGGCGAGGCGGCGCAGCAGGTCGAGCGTGGCCGGAGAATCGTGGATCTTCACGGTGACTGTCGCCTCGCGTGCCTTGCGGGTGATGCCCGTCATGCCACGTGAGGCGAGGCTGTAGTCCCAGACGCGGGCTCGCAGTCCCGTGAGCGTTTCGCCGTACAGAGGCCCTTCGAAGCCGATTCGCTCACCTGTGGCGGCGCACGCGTATTCAAGCGATTGCACTTCTCACCTTCCTTGCGAAGTCGCGGTCCCCTATCGTCGGCGTGTATCGGGCGATGATCGATCCGAGGTCGTCGTGCAGCGATTCGACGGCCGCGATGAGTTCCCGCAGATCGCCGTCGCCGGCATTGGCGCCGGTGCCGGCCGTGACGTTCAGCCTGCCGGTCTTCGACCAGTCCGCGTCGGAGAGGCTCATCGTGGAGACGAGCGAATCCATGGAACGGCTGACCACATGCGCGGAATCGTCGATGCCCAATGCCATGCCACGTCCGACCATCACGCCGACCTCGTCGCGGAACACACGCGACGGCGAGTGGATGCCCAAAGCGTTCTTGGCCTTGTCCACCAAGCCCGACAACGCGTTGGTGATGCTGGAATACAACGAGCCGACCATTCCTGTGATGCCGTTGATCAATCCCTGGATGATGTTGCGTCCCGCGCTGACGAGCCAGCTTCCCGCGCCGGACACCGCGCTCCGGACGGTTCCGCCGATCCCGCTCACGACGCTCCCGACACGGCCAACCATGTTGCTTACGGTGCCGACGATGCCGCCCCAGACGCTCGACACAATGCTTCCGACGCCATTCCACAACGCGGCCCACACGCTCCGGATTGTCGAGCATGCGGCGGATACCACTCCGCTGACCATGCCGATGCCGGCGGAGACGACGCCTTGGATGCCGCCCCACACTGCCGACACGATGCCCTGGATGGCCGACCACGCGGCGCTCCAGTTCCCGTTGACGACCGCGAGCGCCAGTTGGATGATGCCTTGGATGACGGCGAGTGCGGTGCTGATGACTGTGGCGATGATGGTCCATGCGCCTTGTACGACGGTGGATATGGTGTTCCAGAGTCCGTTCCAGACCGTGCTGATGATTGTGACGGCGGTTTGGAAGATGGTTTGGATGTTCTGTATTCCTGCTTGCAGGAGTGGTGTGATGGTGGCGGTGAATGTTTGGATGCCGGTGATGATCGCGGTGAGCGCGGTCATGATGATGGGGCCGATCGTGTTCCAGACGTTTTGGAGGACGGTGGTGATGAGTGTCCATCCGGTTTGCCAGATTTGCTGGATTTGGCTCATGGTCTGGGTGATGAATATGGCGATGGCTTGCAGGATTGGCTGGCATGCGGTGCTGATCTGGTTCCAGATTCCCATGAACCATGTGGCGAAGCTGTTCCAGAGTCGTTTGCCCGTTTCGGTTTGGGTGAAGAACCATGTCAGTGCGGCCACGACCGCGGTGATGCCTGCGATGACGAGGACGAATGGGTTCGCGGCGAGGAGTCCTGTGAACAGTCCCCATGTGGTTCGCGCCGCGGTGGCGACTGTTTTGAACGTTCCGACGGCTGTCTGCACGATGCCGAAGTTGCCTGCGGTGGCTTTCAATGCCGGGCCGATGCCGCCGAGGTCGGTGGCAAGGTTGACGAATCCTGAGATGCCTTTTGCCGCTGTGGTGATTCCAGTGGCGCTTCTGCTGATGCCGTCCAATGCGGCTGGCAATGCTTTGAAGCCGGCTGATGCCGCGCCGATGCCTTTGCTGGCGAGGACGAACGCGGTGATTCCCTTGGCCAGCGGGATGATGCTGTCCGCGTGGGCCGACACGTAGTCGAGAAGACCTGACACGGCATGCAGGAGTGTTTTGAATCCGTCAGCGATTGCGGGCAATTGTCCTTTCGCCTGATTGTAGAGTTCGGAGAGCGGTCCGGAGATGACGTTCCAGACGGCTCCGGCAGCTCCCGACAGGGATGAGCCGAGTTCCTTCAGATCGTCCTTGAGGGAAGCGAGATAGGAGGCGAACTGCTGGACGGTCTGGCTTTTACCGAGCTTGTCGAAGAAGGCGGTGACCGTGGGGATGGCCTGTTCCAATCCCTTCTGCAATCCCGCGCCGACCTTCTCCAGCGTCGGTTTCACGGCGGCGGTGAACGTGTCGATGAGCGGAATGGCCTGGTTGAACAGTCCGCGCAGTCCGTTGAGGACGGGCGTGGCTGCGGTCTCGCCGAGTCGGCTCAACGCGGCCTTCACGTTGGCCAGGGCGCCGGCGAACGTGGTGCCGGCGCTCTGGGCGGCACCGCCCAATCCTTCCTTCATGGCGTCGGCGAAGGTCTGGAAGTCGATCTTGCCGTCCGAGACCATGTCGGACACTTCGGCGCTGGTCTTGTTCAGGTGCTTGCCGAGCATCTGGAGGACCGGAATGCCGCTCGACATGAGCTGGAGCATGTCGTCGCCCTGGAGCTTGCCTCGCGCGGCGACCGATCCGAAGATCGTGCCGATGTCGGTGAGGCTTCTGCCGCTGATCTGCGCGGTGTCGGCGACGGTCTTGAGGACCTGTGTGAGCTCGCCGCCCTCCTTGACGCCGGAGGCCGAGAGGCTGGCCGCGACGGTCGCGGCGTCGCCCAGTCCGAACGCGGTGCCCTTGACGGATGCGAGCGCGTCGTTCATGATTTCGGTGACGCTTGCGCTGTCGTGGCCGAGGCCCTTGAGCTTGGCCTGCGCGTTCTCGATGTTGAGGGCGCGCGTGAAGCCGCCCTTGGCCGCGAGGGCGGTGATGCCGCCTGCGATGGTGGCGATCGCGCCTGTGCCGACCTTGCCGATCTTGCCGAACGCGCCGCCGATTTTCGAGATGAGAGTGTTGGAGCCTTTCCTGGAGGCTTTGCTGACGGCGTCGCCGATGTCGCCTTCGATGCTTTTGCCGAATCCTTTGCCGGATGGTTCGACGTGGACGTATACGACGCCGATGTCCTGTGCTGCCATCGTGTTCCTTGCTGTGTGTCGGGATTCCGATGGCGGTCGGGATCAGAGGTCGTCGTTGATGTGGAAGTAGGCTTTGAGCCGTTCCCTGTCCTCGCGCTGCCGACGGGTGAGGCTGTGCGTCGGTGTCGGCTGGCGGAGGGGATCGTGCCCGTGGTTGAACCATGGGCGTTTCTTTTGCTCGGGAGCGGTCAGCCATGCGGCCTGTTCGGCTCCGTCTGGCACGTAGACGGCGTTCTGCAACGCCATCCACGAGTGGCTCGTGTGGTCTTTGAGGATCTCGCGGGTCAATGCCCATGCGAGTCCCCAGTCGGTTCGCGGGCGGGCTCCCGCGATCCATTCCTGGAAGCGTACGGGCCTGTAGACCTGCCCGTACGCTTGGATCCAGTCGTAGGCTAACGCCGCGCGGTGGTTGTTCCAGAGGTGGGCGAGGTAAACGCTTTTGGGTCCAGTCCGGATTCGTCGGCCCACGCCTTCACCGTGGCGGTGAGGTAGGCCATCGGGCGTTTGGTCTTACGCAGCGCGGTCCAGAAGTTCGGCTGCGCGTTCTCGAAGTATGCGAGGAAGGCGGCCATGCACGCGCTGGTCTCCTCGTCGGAGAGCGTCGGCCTGCTCTTGACCAGGAGGATGGCCTGCACGAGTTCGATGGGCAGTTCCGCGTTGTTGAGGTTCGGCAGGTCGAGTTTCGCTCCGGCGACCTCGAGGTGCACGTCGGGCTTGAGCTCCTCCGCGTCGGTCAGGTCCACGTCCACGACATGGTAGGTGTTGTCGCTCATTTCGTCTCCGTTTCATGGTTATCGGCGGTTATGGGTAATGGTCCCGTGCGGTCGACCGCCATCGGCCGCACGGGAAGAATCAATGGGTCACTTGGCGTCTTCGGTGACGAGGCCCCACGCGTGGAACTGTTCGCCGTTAGTGCCCTTGAGCATCTTGAACGTCATGCTGAAGTTCATGATCTCGCTGGATTTCAGGCTCACGTCGTCACGGTCGGACACCTTCGCGTTGGTGCCGTACAGGAGGAAGGGACGGTCCTGCTGGTCGAGCGCGACCAATACGAGGATCCATTCCTTCTTCAGGCCGGCTCCCTTGATGCTGATGCCGCCGTCGGATTCCACGTCCACGTCGAAGTAGGCGGACACCACGTCCTTGCGTCCCTCCATCGCGGCGAGCTGGAGCGTCCAGTAGCCCGGGTCCGTGTCGGACAGGACGATGTCGCCGTTGTGCGCCTTGTAGTCGGTGCTGTCGCCCGGCTCCGGATGCAGGACGGCGCCGTCCTCGGTGGAATAGCCGATCGGCTTCTTGTTGGACGGCGGCGTCCAGTTCACTCCGGTCGGGGCTACGAACGTGCTGTCGCCCTTGGGGAACAGGAACAGCGCGTAGTTCTTGATCAGGCGCACGTTGCCGGCGGTATTGCCGTTGGACACGTACCCATAGTCGGTCGATCCGTCCTGCAGGCTGGTTTCGGATGCCGTCTGTTCGACGGCGGTGGTTTCTTCGTTGTTGTCGGACATTCGCCCATACCTTTCGTTCTTGCCCGTGTGGCGGCACGTCTTGTTGTGTTTCAGTTGACGGAGACCTCGAGCAGGAGCACGCCGTACGCGCACACCAGTCTCTTGTCCTCGTCGGTCATGCGTACCGGTCCGGATTCCAGTGACGCGCTGATGAGCGGCGCGACGGTTCCGAGCCTGATGATCTCCCTCGCGATTGCGGCCCACAGGCGGGCGGCCTTGTCCCAGTCGCCCGTATGGTCCTCTTTCATGCAGCGCACGCCCAGCCGCAGTCGCACGTATTGGGAGATGGGAGTGCTCATGCCTTGCATGGAGTCGGCCAATGTGGCTTCCGTATAGGGCGGTTCGAGGTCGGATCGTTCGATGGTGTCGAACGTCACGTCCGGGAACAGCTCCCGCAGCCTGGGCAGGAGCAGCGGCTCCGTGCGCCGTGGGGTGACGGGGATGCTCATATGTGCATCCTCCCGAGCGTGTCCTCCAACGTGCCGTGCGCCTTCTCCACGGGTGCGGGGCAGAGGATGGCCACGCCGTTGCGGTTCGCGCCGTTATGGTCGCGCACCATGCAGCGGCTGTCGGTGACGGCCTCGTTGGCGGCGTCGCGCATGCGGTCCCGCAGGGTCTCGTTCTTCAATACCTGTTGGCTGAACGCCTTGCGGTTGAACACGAATCTGCATCGTTTGGCCATGTTTATCCTTTTCGTTCTCCGACGGCGATGACGTCGCCGATGTGGCGTCCGTGGAGGTTGTTCCATACTTGCGGTTTTCCTTTGACGGGCAGGAGGATGCCTCTGACTTTGATCAGGTCGGCTGGCTGGATGCCTGTCGGTTGGCTGCCGCGGATGTGGATCGTGTATTCGATGGTCCGTGGATTGGCGTTCTCCTCGACCTGGTCGGTGGTGGAGGACGGGGCTACCACCGCCTGAAATGCGCCGACACGGACGGGCTTGCCTTGGATTGGATTGCCGTCCGTGTCGGTCGTGGGTTGGCCGCGCCATACTTCGATGGTTTCCATTAGGACACCTCACCTGTGGCCATGTCGACGCTGAACGCGCGTTGGGCGTTGATGCCGAGGATGCGTTTCTCGTCGCCGCGCAGCCACAGGTCGCCGGTTGGTGCTCCGAAACTGTATTGTTCGCTGAAGCTGCCGGTGGTCTGGTTCATCTGGGTGACGCCGCCGGGGATGTCGAGCGGGTCGGCCTGCATGATCCTGCGGACGATGTCGCAGGTGATCTTCGTCAGCAGGCGTGGCCGTTCTTTTTGGAGACGTTGCCAGTTCGGGGAACGTTCCTTGATGTAGTCGGTCACGTCCATGAGATGCGTGTCGGCCTTCTCGCGTTCCTCGTCGGTGAGCTTGTGCCATCTCCGTTCGAGGTCGTCGGAGGTGGCGAACACGTCGGGTTCGACGGTCATGTCGGTCTCCGTCAGGCGGTGAGCAGGACGAAGCGGTTGATGTCGCGGATGCGGAAGCCGACCTCGATTTCGATTCGCACTGCGAACATGTTGTGTTCCCACAGGTTGATCTGCTTGCCGTCGATGGTGACGGTGGCCTGGTCGGAGATGCTGGTCTGCAGGCCCTCGACGCTGCCCCATGCGGCGGATGCGAATTCGCCGCCGACGCCGATGATCTCCTTGGCGGGGGTTTCTCCGGTGACCGCGGGGACGTGCACGCCCTTGGAGATCTGCACAGGATTGCCGAGGATGGTGGACACGTCGGACGAGCCGGTGCCGTCGAGGAACAGTGGTCGTCCGTTGTTGTCGGTGGCCTGTCGCAGGAGGCTTCGGCCCTGGGTGGACATTGCCCATCCGTCGAGGGTGCCATCCGCCGCGGATACGGAGTCGTCGGCCGCGTTCAGGTTCTTCCACACGTCTTGACCGAGGCTGATCTTCTTTGCGGTCTTCAATGTGTCGAAGTCCGAGCCCGGAGCGTCAACCAATCCCATGATGGTCTTGTCGAAGGTGCGCGCGATAGCGCCCGGCCCCTTGGCGACCACTTGGTCGTAGAGGGCGCCGAAGTCGCGCTTGAACTGGTTGGAGAACGGCATGATGACCGCGATGGTGTACGGCAGCATGTCCTTCTTGCCAAAGCCGACGCCGCTCTTGGGTTTCTCCGCTCCTTCATCGACCCACGCGGCCTCGGGGTCGCCGGTGATGATCGGCACGCGTGCGCCGTTGCCTGGAAGCTTCATCTCGGGTACGAGCTGCATGAACGCGCTCTGGTATTTCGCGGTCTGCCAGATCTCCGCCTGGGTTTCTGGAGTGAGGTCGAGGCCATTGCTTTTTCGGGTCATTGACGGATCTGCCATGACTCATCCTTTCATTAAGTGGCTGATGGTTGGGTTACAGGAGCGTGTTCTTCATGGCGTTGGCGAAGTCCTCGCGGCCGGAATGTTTCGGCTTGGCCTGTCCGGTGCGGGCGCTCTGCTCCGCGACGATTCCGCGGGATCTCATGCCGGCGAACACCTTCATGAGTCTTTCGGCGTAGTCGCCGATCTGCTTCTCATCGTCGCCGACGAGGACGCTTGGATCGCTGATGCCGTGTTTGGCCGCGACCTCGGCACGGATTGCGGAGAGCTCTTTCTCATGTTCGGCCTGTTTGGCTTCGTTTTTAAGCTTCTCGTTCTCTTCGAGCGCTTTGGAGAGCTTCGATTCGAGGTCGGCGGTGTGACCGGCCTTCTCCTTGAGTTCCTCATAGTCGCTTTTCCTGCCGCGTTCCCTGCCGAGGCGTTCGTTGATGATGCGGTCGACTTCCTCCTGCGTGAAGGTCTTCGGCTTCGCGTCGTTCACGTCCTTCGTGGTCGGAGCGTGCTGTCCCGGCTCCTGCTGGCCGTCAGCGTCGGTCTGATTGTCTTCTGCCATGATTGGTAGCTCCTTTTGTTTGGTTTTCCACGCCTGACGCCGGCGAGTGGGCGGCCATTCTTGTTGGTTTCGCGCATGGCTGCGCCCCGCCCCATCGCTGGGGTGTGAAAGGTAAAAGAAAAGCCACCACGTTTTCGACGTGATGGCTTTCTGGGATTCAGAGATTTCCAAGCGCTTTTCTTCGCGCGTATTCGGACCTGAGTTCGTCGGTCGACACATAGTCGCCGACGGACCAGCGCTTCTTTCCTTCGTTCCTGACCCATTCATATTCGTCCTGCGGCATGGAGATGTCGCCATACTTGCGTTTGATTTCCGCAAGATGGCGCTCATCGGTGACTTCCTTCAAATCACCGGGCATAAACGTGAAACGGTCGGAACGATCCATAGGCTCAATCATAGCAGTCTCAGATAAACAATCGGCCTGCCGTCGGATGCTCCAAGCCCTTCGAAACGAAGAGTCCTTCCTCTCGGCAGAAGAATTTCGTATTCTCCCGGATGCTGAGTGATCGGCTCCACATACACGCCGGCGCTTCCCGGCGGTACCAGGATTCTTGTGGCGATGCGGTCTTCCCCATCAACGTCAATGCCTCCCTCCTTGATGCTGGTGGCCATGTAGCCGATGTGTTCGAAGGTGCGACCGGTATTCAAATCGAAAAGCGACTCCATGTCGTTGACGTGGAACGTCGACAACCGCATCTGCCTGTCGACCGTGAAACGTTCTCGGGTGATATGGTCGGATATCGCTTCGTCGATGCATTCGACCTGATGGATGACGGCTTTTGACGGGTTTCGTCCGCTGAACAGGTAGCCGTTGATACTTTTATAGCTGTCTCCGGTCCAATCCATCAAAGCCGCGATCTTCTCGTCGTTGGAGAATCTATCTCCAGGCATCCTGACGCTGTAATCCGACAATCTCGATAGTTCGGAAGCACTGATCGGAATCGATTTGCCGCTCCATCGAATCGTCGGTTGGGCAGTCACGCCATCATTGACCTCATCGTGATAGATGCGTCTCAATTGGGCTAGCGTGTCACGCCAGTCGCCGTCATCGCCGGCCGCGGCCTTGGCTGCCTGGTACATTTCACGATACTTGTCCGGATCGTATCCTTTGAGTTTGCTGCTGCCCCAGCTTGGCACGATGTCGCAATCGCAGTCCGCATGGTATTGCATCTGCCGTCCGGCGGTGTCCCCGCTCAGGTAGGCGAATCCACGCGAGGCGAGCATAAGGCAGAACGCGCATGTCTTAGCCCCTCGTGGGACGCGAGCCCAGCGAGGCTTGGTGGGGTCGTTGGCCACGGCCCTCTGCATGGTCAGCCGTCCGACCGTCTGAATCAGATTCTGCACGTATTCCAGCGCCTGCTCCTCGTCGGCGAACGTTGGCCACAGGTCGTCGATGGTTCTTCCGGCGTTATTGTGCACGACGCCGTTCTCATCTGGAATGACGTCCTTGTAATGCAATCCCATGAAGTCGGTGTTGTTGAAACCGCCTTCCATCTGCCAGACCGCACGGTCGGCGGTGATGGTCGGCGGATCGTATTCCGGCATATCGATTCCGCCGTATTGCGCCCATAGGTCGCGCACATGGCTGTAGTAGTCGGACGCGAGTTTGTTGGCCGCGTCAGCATACCGGTTGATCTCCGCTTTGATGAGTTCCTGGCTTTCACCGTCCCAGACAAGTCCTGAAACGCTGTTGCCTGCCTCCTTCTGCAAGCGGCTCATGGTGTCCGTGTAATCCTCGTACAGGTCGTTGAGGTCGAGTTCAAGCCTTCTGTGTTGTTCCGGAGGCAGGTTCAGACTGTTCAGGCTCATTTCCGCCGCCTTCCGGTAGTTTGAGGCTGACCGGCGTCATGCCGGTGAATTCAATGCCTTTCAGTCCAAGCATCGATGCCGCGGATTCCGGTGTCACCCCGGCTCTGATCGCTACTCCCAGTGCGTCGAAGCTGTCCTTCAGCCCCCCCCCCGCAACAGTTGATTGCGTGGAAGCGTCGGTCTGGCGTTCCCCGTCGTCCTGCGTCTGCTCAGTCTGTTGGCGCATGCCGCGAATCTGGTCGAGGACCTGTCCGGCTTGAGCCTTGCGCTGGTCGGCCTTCAAGCGGACGATCTCGCTTCTGCTCAATCCGGCGCGGGTCATGCCGACCTCGCTGTTGGCGAACGAGTCGATGCTGCCGGCGAGTTTGCTGAACGCGTCGGCGCTCATGGAGCTTGACGGAGTGTTGGGGTTCTTCCAGTCGACCTGCAGTTTCATCAGATCATCGTCTGACACCGATGGATCCTGTATGCGCGCCACGAGGCGTGCCGCCTGCAGGATCGATTCGCCGAAATCACGGTCGCAGTGGCGAGCCTCGATAATCAGGTCCTCGCGTTGCGCCTCGGTCGCGTCCGCTGACGTCGGATTCGCGTCCGATACGATGCCGAGCGAGCTGGCGGGAATGTTCATCGCGCTGGCGAACATGGCGGCCCAGCTTTTCAGCATCGTCAGGTGCGGATCCATGCTGGATGCGGCCAGTTGGGTCACTGTCGGCGAATCACCGTCCGCGTCCTTGCTGATCATGTTGTAGCGGCCCATGTAGAGTTTGAGCGCGGCGTCCGCGCTCAAGGACGCGAGCTCGTCGCTGGTGCCCATGAGCAGGATTTTCGGGAATGCGTAGAATTCGGCGTTCGCCTCGGCGCGCACGATGGTGCGGTTCGCGCCGTCGATGATGTTCATCGCGTCATGGCTGATGCGGGAGCGTCCGAATGGTTTGACTTCGGTGGCTTTGTAGGCGAGGCGGAACACGCTGCATTCGCCGTTCACGGTGGGTTGTGATCCTTGCACGTACCATGTGCCGAGACTGCGGGACACGCTGATGTTGCGCGTCGGCATGTAGAGCACGAGTCCGATGGCCTCGTTGTCGTTGTTCACGTCGGTTATGGCCATGCATGCCTTGACGCGTCGGTTCGGGTAGTCCCAGATCGCTGCCGAGCTTTCCGCGGTGTGGGTGCGGATGAGAGGCCTGTTCTCCGCATCTTGGATGACGCTGAGGAACGAGCAGCCGTGAATGAGTGCCGTCTGTATGGCCTGCTGAAGGACGCTGGTGAAGCCGATTCTGCTCATGAAGTCCTGTAGTTGGAACGGATCATCGACACCAGGCGAGACGAATCCCTCGAATACGCAAAGCTCGGCGAGCATGTCCACCGCCTTGCGTGCCCATCCCAATGGCGTGTAGTGGTCCTTGATGGACTGTGGAACCATGAGACCGAAGTCGACCAGCGGCTCTTTCGATTCGTAGTATGCGGTGAGTTTCCGATTGCGGCTCGCATGACGTGTCCACACTTCGGCGAGCTCTGCGAGCAGTTCGTTCTCTTGGTTTGTAAGCCCGTCGATGCTGGTGGGCACAACCAGTTTCGTCAGCGCCACCGATCCTCCGGACGGCCGCCAGCTATCCGGAACGTTTGTCATCTGGATGTCACCCATTTAGATTCCTCCGATGGTCTGTCGTCTTCCGGGATGTCGTTTTGTCGTGCACGCCCCGTACAGGGCGATCGTGGTTGATACGAGCGGCGTTATGTCGATATCCGAGCCGAGCTTGTTCCATGCGATCGCGCCGGACTGTCCCAATGGACGCGTGGTCGCGCCCTTGACGGCTGCGGCCAGCTGCGGCTGGTATTCGTCCGGCGGGTGCTTGAGCGTTCCGGCTTTGAGCATGTCGAGGAATCGGCCGCATGCGCGGCCCATCTCCTGCATGTTCGTCACGGTGACCTTCACGTGCGCGGCCTTCAGTTCGGGCAGCAGGCTCATTGCCGGGGACTGCGCGTCGATGACCACGCTGGCGGTCTTCGGCCAGCGTTCGGCAAGCCAGTCCACGGCCCACATGGTTCCCGCCTGCCGCGCGTCCTTGATGTTCGCCATCTGGATGACGGCCGACCCGTCCTCGTACCGCAATGCGGCGCCGATGGTCAGCACGCTCCTGTCGGGCGGCATGTCGATGCCGAAGCTCACCGTGCCGCCTTCGGGCACGTCGTCGGTCTCGGCGGCCTTCCACAGGTCGGGGCTGATGGCGTACGCGGTGGCGGTCTCATCCCAGATGCCGAGCGCCTCACGGCGGAACGAATCATCGGCGAGGAGATTGCGCATGCGCAGTATCGCCTGCTCGCTGGTGCGTTTCGGATACGACGGGTTCGCTTTCGCCCACGCGTTCCGGTCGTCCGGATCGCAGTCTCGGTCCGCGCCGAGCTCCACGTAGAGCATGTCGTCCGACTTGCCGGACAACGCGGTGGAACGTTTCTCCTCGAACGCCTCGCACTGGTCGCCCGGCTTCGGCGGGTTGCCCATGAACACGATCAACGGGTTCGGACTCGTGTTCACGATCGGAATCAGGTTGTCCAAAGCCTTGATGGTGAGGATTTGAGCCTCGTCGAACACCTCGATGTCTGCGGAGTGCAGTCCTCGGCCGAAACCGTTCTCGCGGGCGCCGAACATGATGCGGCTGCCGTTGGTGAAACGGATCTCCTGCTGGCCGTTCGCTCGACGCACGTTCCGCACGTACCTGGACAGTTTCGGATTGCGTGTCAGGTCGCACATGTCGGCGAACGTCTCGTCGGAGGTGCGCGTGTGGTGCGCGGTCCAGATGACCAATGTCCCGGCGCGTCCGGCGCACAGGATGAACATCGCGGTGCCGACCGTGAACGTCTTGCCGATCTGCCTGCAGCTGGACAGTACCGCCCCACCGGAGCCACAGGCGTATTTGCCGTCCGCGCGTTTGGCGAACAGCAGGTAGAGGAAGCCCTTCTGCCACAGGTCGTAGTGGATTCCGGCCTTGGCCGCCGCGTTGTTGATCAGGTTGAAGTCGCTCGACGTGACGTCTTCCGGCTGCACGAGCCGTTGGGCGATCTCAGACAATCGACGCTCCGACATCCTCCGCCACCTCCGTCACGTCATCATTCGCATCGAACAGGCTGCCGGATTCCTCGGCCATGCGCATCCGTTCGTCGAATTCGGCGAGCTTGCTGCTGATCGACGGCAACGCGCTGGCCGGCGTCGAGGGGTCATGCAGAGCCTCGCGCAGTCTGCCGACGATTTCGCGGAGCGTGTCCTCATGGGAGCCGTCCATCATCCGTTCGAAGTTCCGTCTGTCGAGTTCCCGCTCCGGTTTTCTCTTCGCCTCAACAGGTTTGCTCTTCCTCGCCTGAGCGGGATTGTTCTTTTTCCGACGATAATCCGCTTTCTGACGGCAGGATTTGGAACAGTACTTCTGAGGCCTCCCGTGGCCGGATGGCTGGAATTCCTTGCCGCAGAGTTCGCACTTCATCGGCGCTTCCCTCGCTTTCCGACCTTTCGTTGTTTTCCCTGTTTCCGACGTTTGCATTCCGGGAGGGATATCGGCACTGCACCCGAGGCTACCCCAAGGGGGTATGACCGGGTACCCTGCCCTGGTATCGGGTCAGATGCCGAACGTTTTGAACGGCATCGAGCTTGATTTCACTTCCTGTCTGCCAGCCAGCAGCGCTCGTGCGTGTTCGTCTGTCTTGTCGCTCTTCATCCTGTTGCAGATGCGGTGCGTGAGCCTGCAGTTAGTGAAGCTGTATGGATCACCGCCGCGTGAGACCGGTATGAGCTCATCCACTTCGGCGCTCATCGGATGTGGTGTCTTCAATGTCTTGTCGACTGGCTTGCCGCAGATGGCGCACACATCGTATGCGGCCAGCACTCTTTGTCTGAGCATGCGCCGCCGGTATCCGTTGCTGACCCGCTCGTTGCGTCGCTTGCTCATGGTTATTCCTTCGTATGAAGTCCTAGCATGGCCGACCACGTGTCGACTAGGGATCCCGTCATCTGCGGATATCCCCTCACGAGGTTATTCATGGAGCGCCTTCGGCGGGAGTCGAACCCGCGCATACACGCGGCCGCAAGGAAGAGGATCCGAAGATCTGCGACCGGTGTGATCTGCCACTGATTCCTACGAAGGCATGGACAGGCGGTTTGAGCATCACCGCATCACGTAAGCGCGGGATTGGCTTGCCTGCCACTGTTGGTGTATGCCCACTCTGACGTGAGTGGGCGGAGCGTGTCCGATATGCCGTTCGGACAGGACGGTGTTACGTAGCCCAAGGAGTTAGGAGAATCCATGGCGGATATGAAAAGGGTTCAAACCAAGTCGCCTCGGTTTGAACCCTCTAATCCACTGACAATTGTGCGTTGCACTTTCGATTTTGTCAAATCGAGTCGCGTCGCACGACCTGTCCATGCACGTCGGAAAGCCTGTACAACGGCTGCCCCTTCACGTTTTCACCAACCGGTTGGAGCCTGCCGCGCTTGCGCCATGAGCGAATCGTGTTCGCGTTGCACTGGAATCCGCATTCGCGCAGCAGTTCCGCGCACTCACCAGCCGTGAACGCGCGTCCCGACCGGAGGCATTCCCTCAGGAACCCCAACCGCACATCCTCCACAAGGTAAGTGTTGCCGCACACGGGGCATGCAACGCTTGCCGTGCCGACCGCCGCGGTCAATTCGACTCCGCACAGCGGGTTCGGGCATCTTCCGATGCCATGTTTCGCAGGCGGCACGTCGATGATGTCCAGCGTCTTTCGAACCATCGACTCCCACTCATGGTAGAAGTCGGCGATGTCAGGCATGCGGCGCAGTCGAGGACTGCCGGCGCAGACACGCAGCATGTCCACCAGCGGCGGATGCACGCCATAGGTAGCCCAAGGCATGGCGGGCGGAGCGTACAACCGGCGCCAGAGTGCGATTGCGGCATCCTCGATGGCCTGCATGTGGTCGAGCACCGGCAATCGGATTGGCGTCGGCGCGGATGGAAGGTTGACGCGTCCAGGCTGGTGGCCTCCGTAGTGCGCGGTCGAGTCCAGGAACTCATGTAGCGAATCCAACCATGATGGATATTCCCGCAGCCAGCCGCGCATCAGCCCATCGCATCTCGTGCACATGGTGTCGCCGACAGCGCATTCTCCGCCGCAGACGAGGCACACGCCGGCGAGCGCTGGTGTTGTTTGGCTGGTGTTTGTTGTGGTGTTGGTGGTGGTTGGTTGGGATTCGTTGGTTGGTTCGTACATTTGTTCGATTCCCTCCGGCGTGGTAGTCTGGTTTGTGGTAATGCCAGAGCCCGGCCGGAAGGTCGGGTTCTTTGTTTATTCGGTGGCGGAGTCCTGTTTTTCAAGGTTGACGTGTTCGATCTTGGCTCTGCAGCGGAGCAGATTGGCATATGCGTCCATGACGTCGAGCTGCCTGCTCAACAGGCTGATCGGACAGACGGGCTCGAAGTCAAGCGTGCCATCCGCATACCGCTGCAGCATGCCCCTGAGCCCGCCGGCACGAGCGGTCAACTCACGGTATTCGACGCGCATCCGCTCCTCATAATCGCCACCGTCGGCGCTCGCGGGTTGCGCTTGGTCGGCGGTGGCGAGCACTTCGATGGCTTGGCGCAGGTATCCGTCGTGGATCCAGTCGGCCGCATGCTCCCATTCGTCGTGGATGTGTTTCGGATCGTCCTTGCGGAGTGCAAATTTGAGTCCGAACAGGCGTTCGGCGACGGCTTCGGTGCGCGCGTCGATCGGTGGCAGTGGCGGGTCGAGTGTTTCCTTGCTCATCTTTTCGTGTTTCCTTTCAGTTGGTGGTTCTTTTCGTCAAGGCGTATCTCATTTCCCGGCACATGTCGGCGAGCGCGTTTTTGACTGTTATGTGGGTGATGTCCTGTCTTATAAGCGCGTTGTTGTTGAGGTAGCGTAGGGCGGCGTCTATTTCGATTTCGGTCGGTGGTTTGAGTCGTCCTGCGATGAAGCCCTGCACGTAGGCGTCGGAGGCGATCTGCGTGATGGTCTTGTCTGTGGAGACCGGGATGGATTCGCCTTGAATGTATTTGGTTTCGAAGTCAAGCTGGCTTTCACCGATCATAACGTCCTCTTGTTTCTTCTTCAGCTTCTGATCGAGATAGAAGCCACTGCTCGAAAAGACGGTAGCTGTCCAGTGGGATGGTTTTGACCGGCTGGAATTTGAGACGCCACATGCAGTCGGCGCACACCTCGGTGACTGTCTTCGCCTGGCCGCCGTAGATGAGGCCCACGGAATGGACGGGACTTGAACACCACCGGCCGCACAAGTCGCAGGTGTGCATATCCTGCGTGACCAGCTCGTCACGCTGCGGCAGGAACGGATTCCCTGCATCCCTTTCCTCCACGGCATCGGCGAGCGCCTTCGTGATCTCATCCTTGGCGGTGAGGTAGGCATGATACCTGGTCGACGAAATCTCATAGAGCGGCCGGTTGCCGTCGCGGGATGCGGCGCGCACTGCCGCGAGTTCCTGGTCGGCGAGTTTGCCGAGCATGCTGATGGCGATGTCTGCGCCCGTGTTGTTCATTGCTGTCTCTTTTCCTTGTCGTGTTCCGCCACCCATCTGAGCAGGGTGTTGATGGTGATTTCGGTCGCTTGGCGTTCCTCGTCGTCTTCCGGCGCGATGTATATGGCGCCGTCCTGGATTCTGATTTTCACCGTGGTTCCTTGTCCGCTCCGCTCACATGACTCCAGTCGCATGACAGGCCGCCCTTCTTGTAGCCCGAGTAGACGACGCAGTCCACTTTCCTTGTGTCGGTCAGGGTGATGACGCATTCCGTGAATACGTCGGCCCCGGCGGAGCACTGCGAGTCGACGGACCTGACCGCATGCGCTGGCATGGAAGGCTCCGACGCGCTCCCGCATCCTGCGAGCGCGGTGCAGAGGGTGAGGGTGATGGCGGTAAGTGTGGCACAGATGGTGTTTCTCATTGTTCGTTCCTTTGATGGTGGCTGGCGTGGTGGTTCCAGAGGCGGATGGCTTTTTTGAGGTTTTTGCCGTCGACGTGGAGGATGCATCTGTGCCGGCAGTTGGGACAGATGCAGCCGTAGATGGTGTTGACCGGTTTGCGGGTTCGGAGTTTGTAGATGGTGCCGAGGGTCAGGATGAGCGGCCGGGACTTGCGGCATGCCGGGCAGGGTGCAGGTCTGCGCCATTTGCGTGGGTTGGTGGCGATTCTGACGGTGTCTGTGTGGTGCATTTCATTCCTTTCCGTAGATGGCGAGGCTTCGGATGCCGTCGCCCATGCTGTTGGAACATGTGTTCGGATCGTGGTCGATGATGTCGTTCCCGATGCCCTGGAAGCGGAGGCTGGCGGTGCCGTCCGGATGTCGGATGAGTTCGAGTCGCCCGTCGATGATGACGTCCTGGTCGGTTTGGGCGATGCAGCGGCGGCCGATCAGGATTGTCGGGTCGGCCGACCGCCATTTATGCAGCGGGACGTTGACGCTCACCGCGGCTTCTCGCCTTCGTTTTCGCCTTGGGCGTCCTTTTCGGCCGCCTCGTAGCCTTCGTCGTACACGTCGTCGAGCAGCGTCTGGAACTCGGGAGAGGCGAAGAACGTTCTGATGGCGTCCTTGGCCACGCGCCTCCATGGCTCTTTGTCCTCCATGGGCATCTCGTTCCATGGGCGTGGATGGCGGGCCCCGTTGCTGTACCAGCGCAGGTAGATGGCCTCGGCCACCTTGTTCTGCGTCTCCAGACCGATCGGAATGGTTTCCTGGTCTGCCATGATGGCTCCTTTCAGTATGTTTCCGGCGGTTCCACGGCGGTGCGGTCCGCGATGATGTAGGCGGCGAGCGCGATGCATAGGGTGAGGATGATGAGCAGGATATGCAGGGCGAGCCATTGGATGGGGATCCAGTGGTGGAGGCCGTAGCCGATGATCGGCCGGATGATGGCGTGCGGCACGAGCAGCATCGCGGTGATGGAGAACAGCGTGGCGAACCAGTCGCCGACGCGGTTGGAGATGCGGTTGATGGTCTGTTTCATTCCGAGGTTCCTTTCGTTGTTGGTACGGTTCATGGCCTGTTGGCCATCCAGCCGATCAGGATGGCGGCGCATAGGAGGATCACTGCCGCGATGTCCATCACCTTGCTGCTTCCGTGGCGACGTATCGGACCGGATGTTCGGAGAGGTGGCGGATGATGCGCGCGTATTGACGGATGTCGCGGTCGAGGCATGTGCCGGTGCGGTGGGCGCAGGCTGCAGGCGTCTCCCCTTCCGGCTTCACGTCCCATCCGGCGGCTTCGAGACTGTCGCGGATGGTGGCCATGTCGATGCGGTGGTAGTGCAGCGGGAGGTTCGGGCAGAGGCGGCCGATGAAGTCGAGGTCGAACTGCGGGTTGCTGCCTGCCGGATGGAGGGTGAACGATTGCGCGAGGCTGTCGACATATTCCTCGAGTCCGTTTGCCGTCGCCGCTTCCGTGTATCCGGCATCGAATGCGTCCTCGAGCAGTCCGTTGGCGCAGTGCATGCGCCACGCCTTGATGTTCCCGTCCGTAACGGACGCCTTGCGGCCTTCCAGCCCGATGACGCGGCGGAAACCGCCGACGCACCGCACGCCTCTCACGTCGGTGCAACGCAGTTCCACCTCGAGGATCCTGTCACGGTCCGGGTCAAGCCCCGTGGTCTCCACGTCCATCCACAGCAGCATGTCGGTCTTGTCAATGGTCATTCCGTTTCCCTCCCATCGATGTCGAGTGTGGCGACCTCCATGGCTGTCAGACGGGTCGCGGTGCCATCCTGGTTGAGGCGGAGCCATATCCCCTGCCAGTCGCGCACCGGGGTGGTGCGCGGATCCCTGCCGAGCGGGACTATCAGCCCGAGGCGTTCGGCCTCCTTCACATGCTGGTGGACCCAGCCATGGCAGCCGGTCGTGCCCGAACCGCACAGCTCGACGATGTTGGCCGGACTATGCCTCACATCCGGATCCGCCGCACGCCGCAGTTGACGGTGATGGCCGGAGCGCCCAGGCCAGCATGACGGGTCATGGATGTTCGTCCCGCAACGCAGGCAATGCCAACCCTGCCGCTCCAAGGCGGCACGCTTCGAATCATCGAACTCACTCACAACGCACCCCCTCCTGCATCAGACCGTCGACCAGCACCAAACACGCAGTGCAGTCGGCCCTCAGCCCGGCCGCCATCGCCACGATGCCGTCATCCGCCTTGCCACCGGCGAGCGCTCGCAGTTCGATTGTGCTGGCGGTCTGGGCGGTGTCGGTGAGGAGTCGGGCGAGTCTTTCGAGTTGTTTCATGGTCATTGGTTGTTCTCCTCGTTTTCGTCGGAGTCGGCTTCGCTGATGGCGGCGGTGAGCTGGTCGAGGTGGCTGGTTTCGTCGTCGGTGGGCGTGTAGCCGAGGTCTTGGAGGATCTGGTAGTAGCCGGGGATGCGTCTGCTGGTGTCGTTGACGGTGGTCCAGTCGGTCGGGTCGATGAACCATTCGATGCGTGCGGCGAGGATTTGCACCGCCCAGACCGCCCAGTCGGGTTCGTCGAGGTGGTAGCGGAGTTCGGCGAGTGCCCGTTCCGGTTCGATGCCGCTGATGGTGGCGAATTGTTCGCCACCGCATGCGGCGTCGTTCCATGTGCTCAGCGCCAGCGTGTAGCCCTGCGGGTCCGGGTCGATGATCTGCAGGAGTCCGAGCTGGGCCGTGGTTTCGATGAGCTTGTCGCGTTTGATGCCGTGGAGGTTGGCGTGGAGCCATGCCATGCGCTTGTCTGCGGATGCGGCGGCGTATTCCTCGAGCGCGTGCCGGCGGGCGTCGCGTTCGGCTTGTTCGGCGGCGCGTCGGGCTTCCTTTTCGGCGTCGGCGGTCTTGTCGCGGCGGGTCCAGAGGTAGACCTGCTGCGTGTGGATGGATACGGCTGCGGGGTTCTGTTCGCGGATCCTTTCGATGGCTTCTTCGGGGGTGCCGGTGGATGGGAACATGCAGCCGGAGTATCGCCATTCCGGGTTGCTGTAGGGTGGGTCGGGGATGAGGTTGATGCCGTCGGCGTTCTTGAGGAGCGCGGCGACCGATTCGATCCATTGCCGGTCGCGGTCATCGCGTTCGATGTTGCGGAGGATGTAGTCGAAGTTCGAGGTGCCGGCCGCCTGCGCGAGCTTCTTCTGCCTGTCCGGCTGGCCGTCATATCGCGCTATGGCCACGAGCTGGCCGATGGTGAGCTGGCCGAAATCGTCGCGGGTCGCTCTGACCTCGGTCTTGATCCCGGCGACCTTGGCACGGTCACGCACGTAGTCGCCGCTTCGGCCGAGCCTGTGCGCGACGCCGGCGGTGGTAGCCCCCAGATCAAGCATGCCCTGGATGGCGTCAGCCTCCTCCAACACGGTGAGCTGTTCGCGCTGGCAGTTCTCGGTGATCATCGCCTCGAGCTGCTGCAACGGGTCGAGGTCAAGCACGAAGCATGGGACGGCTCCAGTTCCGGCCTGTTTGCATGCGGCGAGACGGCGGTGTCCGGCGATGACGCGGTAGCGGATGCCGTTGGGCACGACACTGAGGGGTGTGAGGAGGCCGTTGGCTTTGATGCTGGCGGCGAGGTCGGTCACGTCGCCGATGTTTTTGCGTGGATTGTCCGGGTGCGGGTCGATCAGGCTCGTGTTGATGAGCTTGATTTCGTTGCTTTGGTAGTTGCTCACTGCTTCTCCTTGCTGGTTTCTTGGTTGTTGAGTTCGTCTGCGCACGCCTGGCATGCCTTCCACCATTCGCTTGGATTGCCGTTGCGGAGGCTTCCGGTGTGGTCGTATTCGTCCTCATGCGGATCCATGAGCCGGTGGACGTGTTCGCAGTTCCAGGTGTGCTTGTGACGTGGTGTTGGCGTGACTGGTTCGGGCGCCCATGTCTCCCATTGGTCGCGGAGCCATGTGTTGAGCCGTGGGATGTGGCCGCCGCGGATTTGACCGTCGTTGACGGCGCGCTTGTAGCGGCGGAGCGCGGTTTGGAGTCGGCCGAGTTCGACGGGGTTTCCGGCGATGGCCGCGTACAGGGCTCTGGCTTCGACTTCGGTCTTGCGGCCTTTCGCGCCGACGGATCCGGGATAGGCTTCGGCGAAACGGTCGAAGCCGGCGTCCGGCGTATCGGTTTGCTTCGAGGTGCTGGCGGGAGGGGTCGGAGAGGGTATATCGGTATAGGTATCGGTTTTATGCCATGTTTTTGCTTGGCTGTCCTCTAGCAAGTTGCTGGACGTTTCGCTACCTGTCTCGCTACTGTTTTGCTCTCCGTTCGCTTGGCTGTTTGCTAGCAAGTTGCTAGACGGTTGCTTGGCCTTTTGGTTGGCGGCCTTACGCCGTCCGCCCTTGCTTCCGGCTTTGCGCCGGGCCTCGCGCTGTTCCTCGGTGAGCGTCTTGGGTTCCTTGCAGATGCCTTCGGTGTAGACGGGCCTCCAGCCGCCGCCGCGCTCCTCCATGAGCCCCATGTCGATGAGCTGCTGGAGTTGTTTCATGGTGCCGCCGGCGTCCTTGAGGTCGAGCTTGTCGAAGTATCCTGGATACGCGGCCGGGTCCTTGGCCTGCATCGAGATGCCCTTGGAGTGGATGACGCAGAGTTTGACCCACAGTCCCACGGTGGCGAGAGGCAGGCGGCGGATGCGCCTGTCGTCGGCCATCTGGTCGTCGATGATGAACCACATATCTCTCTTGCTCCTTCCGTGGTTCAGTCGATCTCGCCGGTGTCCGGATCGACGGTCGCCTCCACGTCGCCGTCGTCCATGTCGAGGCTGCGGCGCAGATCGTCGATGAGGATCATCTGCCGTGACGTGGCGGGCTTCGCACACATGTTCTCCATGGCCAGTCCCGCGTCGAGAATGCGCTGCGCGAGGTCTGCGCAGTCGTACACGGCTTCGGTGATGGCGTGGATGCCGCCCCACTTGTCGATGTGCTCCTTCTTGGTGCGGGTGTCCATGACGGTGCGGCATGCCTTGAGCACGACGGCCGCCGCCTTGGTGACCTGCTGGGTCTTGCCGATGAGGTCGATGAGCGTGTCGGGCGTGGCTTCCTGCGGGATGAGCGCCTGTTGTTCGCTGGCTTTCATTGCTACTCCTTAGAAATCCGGTTCCGGATCTGGTTTGCCGAAACCTCCGAATGATGACCGGTCGTCCGACGGAGCGCCCCACGGATCATCGGCAGGTGCGGCCGGTTGCGTGGACTGGGCCGGCTGTTGGCTCCAGCCGCCCGCTCCGGTGTTGACGGTCGGCGTTTGCGCGGCGGGATTGCCGTAGACGGGACCTTGCGGCCGTCGGTCGATGCGGCTGACCTGCGCGGTGGCGTAGCGCAGGCTCGGGCCGATCTCGTCGACCTGCAGTTCCATGACGGTTCTGTTGGTGCCGTCCTGTGCCTGGTAAGAATGCTGTTGGAGGCGTCCCTGCGCAATTACGCGCATGCCCTTCGCAAGGCTCTGCGCGCAATGCGAGGCCATGTCACGCCATGCCGAGCAGCGCATGAACAGCGCCGCCCCATCCTCGTACTGGCCGGTCTGCTTGTTGTATACGCGCGCGGTGTTTGCGATGGTGAAGCTGGCGACCTGCGCGCCCTGGCCGGTGGTTCTCAGTTCCGGATCCGCGGTGAGGTTGCCGACGATGGTGATGACGGTCTCCCCTATGGCCATGTCAGGCTCCCTTCACATATCCAGCCGGTTCCGGGCCGAGCTGGCTTGGATCCTTGGCCTTCCACGCGCATTTCGCGCGCAGGCATCCGGCCTCGCGGTCGATGACGATCTCGCCGAAGCGCGCCGGCGCGACCATGGTGAGGTTCCAGCCACGGTCGCGGTTGAGCGCGCTGATGGTCTCGTACAGTTCGCCGATCAGCTCGGCGGACGTCATGCCGACGCTGGCGGGCGTGAGCGGCCATTCGAACCACTTCTCGCCCTCCGGCCTGCTTGGTGTTTTGCTTGGCAACGTTTGCCTCCTTTGGATTGATGTCGTGCCGGGACGCGGATTCGAACCGCGCATCCATCCGCCGACGTGACCTCAACACGCCGATCCATGGCGCCCGCATCCTGTCGCGGGTCCCGGCGAAGGCCGGACGGGAGGAGAAGAGAGAAGATGACCCGTCCGGCTGGTTTTAACGTCTTTTCCTTGACGCGCGGGCGGTTCCGGCATGGCCGCGCATGACGAACCACGTCCATGCCGCAATGTGTGCGGAACCGTCCAAGTCCTTCACTGCCGTTGCTCGTCCAGCCAGCGTGCGAAGCGGGGGTCGGAGCACAGGCGACGCATGATGACGGCCGTCGGGATGAGCACCGCGAACGGCACGGCGATGAGATGTTCGATCGGGTGAGTACAGGCCGGCGTGCAGTACAGCACCCACATGGCCAGCAACCACACCGCGAACAGCAGCTGGTGCAGGATGACGTGGGCAAGAACCTTCATCGTTCGCCTCCGTCCGTAGAATCGATGGAATGGACATCAATGCGATCACCGGCGTCGTTGGCGCCATCACGGGATTGGTTGGCGGTGTCTCCGGATGTGTCGCCTTGTTCCAGGCGCGCCATGGCAACAAGCTCTCGGAGCAGGCGAACGGCTCGGCTGAGGAAGCCAACCGGATCGCCGTCGAATCGAAGCGTGCCGCCGAGCAGGCCAACTGCCTTGCAGGAAAGGCGAACGAGATAGCTGCAGACGCGAACTCGATCAGCCAGCGGGCGTTGTCCGTCACCGCCGACCAGACGGTCCACAAGTGGCGGGTCGAATACGATGGAGAAACCTCGACCGTATTCCTTGTCAACGATTGCCCCGACATGGCACGAGACGTGTCCGTGTTCGTCCGTTTCAAAGACCAGACCGTTGCGCAACGGCACGTCGACGAGGTTGCGCCGTTCGGAGAGGTCGCGCTCGAAAGCGAGTTCTTCTCCAAGCAGATATTCGAAGACCAGGCCGGTATCGACCGCCTGAACGCCCAACCAGGCTTCACCTACTTCGGACGTGGATCCTGTCGTGTGACGGTCCACGTCACTTACACTACGGAGCTCGGCGCCAGACGCAACGACGAAGTCGAGCAGTGCCTGACCAACAGCCAGAGGCATTGATTCCATCACAGCTCCTTGTTGATGGTGTCGATGACGATGTCCACGAGGTCGACCACGTCGAGGTCAACGCATCCGACGATGTGACCGAGCGAACGCCTTGCTTCGATTTCGTCCCACCCGTCGCCGCAGGCCGGACGGATGGCGTCGCCCTCGTCCTCAAATTCCCTGAATATCGCTTCGACACAGGCTTTGCGGATGTCGCTCATGCAATGCTCCTTGTGCAATTCGTCTCGCCTTCCCTGAGCCATTCGGCCACGAAAAGCCTCGCCACCTGTGTGGTGGTCATCATCTGCTGCAAGACCATCACGCGCCTCCTTTGCGTGTGTGATGCCGGGCGGCGTTAGGAGAACCGCCCGACCCCCTCCTAAAATCGGTGTCATCCCGCATTTCCGACGTGCGGGCCGAACAGTTAGGAGAAGCATCAATGTCGAATGCAGCCGAATACCTACTGCAGTTTTTTGAGGTCGAGCAGCAGCCCGACGGATTCCGGAAGGACGTGCTGCCCGCATACACGGCCATGTGCAGCACCGAAAGAACGCTTGATACGCTGATCGCCCGTGGCGTGAAACGTCTCGACATGGCGAAATCACAGATGCCCGGTATTTGGAAAGCCTTGTGGGAATCATTCTCCGACGATGCCATGGACGGACATCGTCGGAACTTCAGCACGTTGGCCGGTTCGACCAATAGGTTGGATGCCGCGGCGGTTCTGGCTTTGCAGACCATCGCCGACAGGTGGGTAGAGCTGGATGTGCGGATGGAGGACAAGGACAGGGAGAACATCTCCGGCTTCCTTTCTGAAATCGAGCAGTGCCTGAAAGAGGATGTGAGCATGCCGGCGGCGTTGAAGTCGTATGTGCTTAATCTCACGACCGAGGTTCGCCGATGCGTCAACGATTGGGAGAGCTGCGGCTCGTTCGAGCTCAATGACGCCATGCAGCGTCTGCTTGGAGCCTTGTACATCGCCGAATCGCACGCCAAGGACCAATCCCGCTGGCAGAAGATCAAGGAGAAATACATGGGTGGGATGTTCGCTGATTTCATCGTTCAGATTCCCGCTCTTGCTCTCGCGGCGGTTCCGTACATAGCCCAGATAGGCGCATGAGCAGGTAGTTCCTGTTCAGTTCCCGCAGCATCACCCATCTAGCGCCAATCTGCAATCCGTTGAGCAGAAGGGAGCAGCCAAGAAGAATCTGGAATTGATTCAGAGATTTGAGTCCACAGGCAAACATCCAGATTCCGGATATCGCGCAGATGATGGACGCCACCACGCTAAGAGCGCTTGGCTTGGTTGTAACAATCATCACTCATCCCCCAACATCGTCATGAATTCCCTCGAGTCCACTTCCGCGACCGCGGGGAAGATTACGAACGCCTTCCCGTCGCCTAAAAACTCGGCTCTGATCGGGTCGTCCGTTATCCATTTGCCGGAATGCGCGAAGAGATAGTCACTGATACGCTTCGCTTTTTTCTGCGGAATGTTGTTGATTTCAAGGCACGCGCTCATCACGCACCCACCTCTTCCTCGTATTCGGCCGTGCACTGGTACAGGTGTTGCGCGAAATAGGCGATCATCTGCTCCTTCGGATACATGACGATTCGTCCCACCTTCACGAACTTCGGGCCGATGCCCGCGCTACGCCAGTACGCCAGGGTGCCTTCCTTGATGCCGCAGTTGTCCGCGATGTCCTTCGTTGTGTTCATCGGCTTCAACGCCGCCGCCAATGCGGCGAACACCTCTTTGTCATCCATCACGCGCCCGCTTCCAACGACGGCTGGAGGCAGTACCGGCGGATGAAGTACGTCTGGCCCTTGGCGACGAACCACGGCTCCCCCGCCTCGTCGGTCAAGGTGCGCAATGACGCGCCCTTGAACTTCTGGATTTCATTGTTCATTGGATTCTCCTTAGAATCGTTTTCATTAGTGGTTATGCATTCCCATGACGCGTTGCTGCTGTATCGTTGTGCACGTTGACCGTGTTCCACTGATTGCGGAGTGAATTTATGAGCACCGATCCCTTATGGCTGACATTGCTGTCCCCTGCCTTGTCTTTTCTGGCATTGGCTGTCAATGTGTGGATTACATTCCGCAATTGGCAGCGCAGGGCAGCTGCGCATTGGACCTGCATCCCCATACATGGCAAGGAGGGACGCGCTGATTTCAATCGGTTTCTGAAAGACGCGAATGACGATCTTGAGAAATTCGATGGGATCGGTCACATGTTTGCGTTGACGAACAACGGCGAGATGCAGGCAGTCGGAGTTAAACTGTTCGCTTTTGGGTGCTCTGTGCAGGCAATCCAATACCTGGACACGCCGCACGGCCAAGCGAAAGACATAGGCACCGAATTCGCGTTCGTGGAACCGCGTGGAACCGTCTACGCATCGCTCGACGATCCGGAATCCAAGCTTTTCCTGGATGGTACTACTCCGGCGAAAAGCGGCTGGTTCCGCGTCTATTGGATGGATTCCCCGACCCGCAAGCCCCAATATCTCAAGCAGGATTTCCGATGGGACGTCGTCGATGGGCAACGTCTCGTGGATCAGCTCGTTCCACTCGGCAAACCCACCAGAGTGACCCAAAAGGAGTATGATGCAGGGACTCCAATCGTCGATAACCTTGAGATACATGGTTTCGTCCAATCCACTAGAAGAGAACGTATGGCGCGATTCCTGTTGCGCCGTTAGCCGTTGAGCCACATATTGATGCAGACAGTGATGATGCTCGCCACCGCGCAGACGATGGAGAACCAGGTCGCTATCGTTTCCATGTGAGAACACCTTCCTTTCGATTCATTCGTCGGCGAGCGCCTGATTCTGTTCTTCGATCGCTTCCATCGGCGAGCGCTTAACAAATTCACTCTTTTTTTCTTTGACAAAGAAGTCGCTGACGTCACATCCAACGACTTCTGAAATTTGATGCAATTCACGAACTGTGAATGGCGATGACGCTGGATACTTGAGCCTCCTTGTCAATGTGACTCGTGGAATTCCTGATTTCTCCGATGCTTCGGAAATGCTGAATTTTGCGCGGGAAAGAGCTTTGCCAACTCGTCTTGCGACTGTTGCTGAGTACTTCATGCTGTCCATGCTTTGCATAGTAGTGCCCATTTGGGCAGTATGCAAGTACAACACGCCCAAATGGGCAGTTGATAGCAGAATTTCAGTCGCTATACTGTCCATATGGACATTAATGAAGCGACTGCAAAGGCAATTGCCGCAGAACGATCTGCAGCAGGATTAACCATTAAAGATCTTTCGGAGAAATCTGGCGTGCCGGAGCGCACTCTAATCAGAATGCTGAAAAATGAGCGCGACATAAAGGTGACGCAAATCGCTCAACTTTCAGAAGTCTTCGGAATCAATCCACATGAACTCATTGAAGAGGCTGAAAAATTTGTCGACCGTGCTAACCGCGCAAAGGCCCGCGAGCGCGAGTTTCGGGTCACGGATGAGCTGGTTGACCGTATCGCTTCCCGTCCGGAGGATTTCGGCGTGGCTGCCAACGACGATCCGAACAAGACACTTGAAGCCGAAACGCCAAGAGATTGAATTTTTAATGCAAATCAACCAAGGAAAGAAGGAAACCATGTACAGGAAGACAATCGCAACGGCCGTTGCCGGTCTGCTCATTCTCGGGCTTGGCGCATGCGGCAACGCCAGTGACGCCAAAACCGCCGACGCCGGCAGCACGAGCCAATCGCAGACGACAAAGAAGCCAGCAGAGAAGAAGCCGGTAGAACAGCCTGCGGATCTGACCGGCACGTGGAAGCAGACCAACTCCGGCAGCACGGATTCCTGGATGGAGGCCGAGATCACGGCCGACACGATCACCGTCCAGTGGGTCAGCGACAACGGCGATACGAAGAGCCTGTACTGGAAGGGCTCCTACAATGCGCCAGACAAGGCCGGCGACTGGAAGTGGACGAGCCAGGGAGACACCGCGGCGATGCAGGCGTCCCTGCTCGGCTCGCAGGACGCCACCAAGGACTTCACCTACACCAAGGCGGACGGCGTCAGCTGGGAGACCACCGCGATGGGCACCACCACAGTGGTGAAGACCGCCAAGCAGTGAACGACGCCACATTGACGTCCTGGTCGAAAACACTGGGCGTGCGAGTGGAGGAACGCCGGCTGGCCGGAGACAGGTGCGGGATCTACTACGATCCGCTCCGCCTCATCATCCTCGACGAACGGCTGGCCGGATTCCAACGCCGCTGCACCTTGTGCCACGAGCTCATCCATGCCAGACACCACGACCCCGGCTGTGGCAGCCAATACGGGGTCAAATGCGAGCGCCGTTGCCGTAGGGAGACCGCGCTGGCGTTGATCAGTCCGGTGGATTACGGCATGGCCGAGGAGATTTATGAGGGCGCGGCGTGGCCGATGGCGGTCGAATTGGGTGTGACGGTGCAGGTGCTGATGGACTACCGGCAGCTGCTTCATGATTCCGGCGTGTGCATGCAATAGTTATACGCCTTTATACGTGCTTATAGAGCCTTATACCCCTTCGGATTCCTTATAAAAAATGACCCCGGCCACCCGCATACCGCGAGCGCCGGGGTGAAAAACATGTGGGAAGAAGCGCCATGAAAGTGACCATTGATGATCTGTGGCTCAAGAATGACGATGATGGCAATCCGCCGAGTCGCGCGGCCAAACGCTCTTTGGCGAACTCACGCGATCCGATGAAGGCCAATGTGCCTGAGAAGTGGCGTAAAAGCCGTTATGGGGTCGGGATGCGCTGGCGTTGTCATTGGACCATCGTCAAGGACGGTAGACGTGTGCAGAGGGTGAAGCAGTTCGCCAGGCTCGCCGAAGCGCAGGAATATGCCGCGGCCATGGAGGACGACATCAGGCGGGGACGCTACCGCGATCCTCGTCAGGAGCTTCGTGTCCTGGATGATGTGGCCGGCGAATGGCTCGCGTCGAAGGTTGATTTGAAACCCGGCACCGCGGGCCGGTATGCGAGGGAGCTGCGCCTGTACATCCTGCCCAAATGGGGTGGCATGACGTTGCGTGAGCTGCGCCCTGACATGCTGCAGGAGTGGGTCGGCCAGCTCATGGACGGTGGTTATCCGGCCGCGTTGCCGGACGGGCGTGATTCGAAGCCGCTGAGTGCGAGAAGCATCCGCAATATCATGAAAGTCGTCCTCAAGGGCATCTTTGACTACGCCGTCTCGAACGGGTGGATCGGTGAGAATCCTGTGGACAGGGTCACCGTGCCGAAGATCGTCTCCGACGACGACATGGTGTTCCTCTCGGTCCGCGAGGTCGAGTTGCTCGCGGACGAGGCGGAGAAGATCGGGAAGCCGGTGGACGGTCTGCTGGTCAGATGGCAGGCCTATACGGGATGCCGCATAGGCGAATCGCTTGCCCTTAAGGTCGGTGACGTGGATGTGGACAGGCGGCGCGCCAGGATAGGCCGCACATGGACTGACGACGGGCACGGCGGCAGCATGCTCGGCACCCCGAAGAACGGCAAGGCCCGCAACATCGCGATACCACGGTTCCTTATGCCGCAGATCAAGGCGCAGATGGATGGCATGGGTGATGACGACTGGCTGTTCCGTGCCACCCGTGGCGGGAACGTCTGGACGAACACGTGGCGGACAAGGATATGGAACAAGGCCGTCAAAGCGGCCGGCATGGAGGACGCGGGCGTGACCATACACAGTCTGCGCCACACATACGCGAGCTTCGCGATCGCCCAGGGCGCGGACGTGAAGACCCTGCAGATGCAGCTCGGCCACTCCTCTCCCAGCATCACATTGAACACCTACACGGCGCTCTGGCCGGAACGATTGGACGACGTGGCCGACGCGATCGGAGCCCTCCGCGAGCGCGAACTCGTGTGAATCGGGCATGGAGGTACCGCGGCGTTTGTATGCATTTGTATGCGGATTGTTTTCGACTGAAAAAATAAGCCCTTGAAAACCTAATGTTTCCAAGGGCTCCGGTCGGGCTGACAGGATTTGAACCTGCGACATTCT